GGGGGGGTGGCCCCCGAAATGAGGGGGCCTCTCTTTACGGAGCGGAAGCGGAGTGAACCCATACCTCGCTAATTAATTTTTTGAAAATTTAGGTTTTGGGTAAAAAAAAATCCCCCCTTCCGAAGAAGAGGGGAAAAGAAAAAAATTATAAATTATTTTAGTTTATAGCTATGTCGAGGATCATTAGCGATTGCTTTAGATATTTGGTCTGAGCGACAGTTTCCTTCGAGCTTGTTTAAGCGGTCCTGGAGTTCGAGAACTCGAGTACAAAGTTTGGAGATAATTTCCCGGTCAGTAAAATCCTTGCCATCAGTTTTGCGCACTTAAAGCCACCTGACCTTTATCGTCGAGAGCGACGATGTTAGAAGCTAAGGCTTCTTTGAGTTTTTTAGCCCCGGTTGATTTCTCATAACCAATTGCTTCGTAAAAAGCCATTTTTCTCAAAGGACCTCGGTCTAGAGCAGTTCTACATTTGAGAGCCAGGTCTTCTTGACGCTCAAGTTGGAGGCGTTCTTGGTTTTTCTCCCTTTCAATGCGGAGTTTTTCGATATCAAAGTAATAGAGGACTCCATTAGTGTTTTTTCTCATGTAAAAAATTCTTTCATCTCCATCTGCCATGTAATTGGATTTGGAAATGTTGTGAAGGAAGGTGTTACCCCTATCTTCAGAAGGAATTTTGTCGTTTTGCTTGTTGGCTTTGTCTACCTCGATTGCATGACGAGCGCCGTTAATGAAAGAAGCGGCTCCCATTGAGCCTCCTGCTCCGTAAGAACGGAATTTTACAGAATCTGAAGTTTTGTTTTTGTGATGGATGATTTCAACAGTGACGTTTAGAGTTTCACAGAGATCTTCAATGCGGAGCATGAAGTCTGTTGCTAAGTCATTGGCGTTCATGTCAGAACCATAAAGTTTGTTTAGAGGGTCTGCGATTATGAGACCCACGTTTCCTAAACTGTTAACCGTTTGCTTGATTGAGTTGAAAAACTCCTCTGAAGGGTCAGTGAGATTCCTTTTCATCTTGCGATGGTCTTTTCTGAGTTGAGAGAAGTCCACGGCAACGATGTTCTTAAGATCTTCAGCCAAGTCTTTTGGATTGAGATCGTGGATTTCACACAGATGCTCGAGGATTCTTTTGATTCGTAAATGGATTTGGTTTTTGGAGTCTTCTTGGGCAATGATTAAGACTTGCCTTTTTTCTTTGACCTCGAAGCGGTCTAAGTAAGGGAGTCCGGTTGCCAAGGCAACGGCTTGCTGGATGGTTAAGTACGATTTTCCGACACCCCCTGTTCCGTACAAGACGGCTGGAGTGTTTTCTGGGAGGATTCCTTCTATGAGGAATTTCTCAGGAGCGGGTTCGTAGGTTAAGAATTCTGCGAAATTGAATGTGGGGAGCACTACACCTTCTTTAATGTCGGAGTCTGGCTGAGAGGTATAGTATAGCTTGATTTCTTCATCTAGGGTTAGCCCTGCAGATTTGGCAAAAGTGTGCAGTTCATCAAGGCATGGCTCAAGCCGGGTCCTGAACTCTTCTAAGGGTAAGTCGGGAAGGTAAAAATGGGTGAAAATTCGGTCTAATTCTTCGACTGCGGAGTCGATGTTTTGGGCGAGATTTTGGTCAATTTCCATGGAGGTCAATCCTTTGTTAAAAACCCAGGTTCTGAGAAACCTCACAAGAACGTAAAGTGAGATTGACCGAAAACACTAAATCTGCTCGCTGGAGAGGAAGCCTCTCAGAACCGGGTTACATTTTTAGTGGCAGTGAGTTTTCGGTCATATGAATATGATAGCATTTTTGAGGGTATGTGGTCAAGGTAGGGAGGGTGGAACTACCAAAAACTACCGGATCTTGGAGAACCGCTCTGGGAGCGGGTTACAGGGGTAGGGAGTTTGGAGGGCTCTTATATAGTATGAACCTACCCACTACCCAAGGGTATCTAGCAAGTAGACTGGGCCCTTCGGGATGCCCTCTGGGCACCTCCGGAGGAGGCTTCGTCCCGAAAGGCCCAGTCTACTGACTATCTACGGATACCTTGAATTTCCAGCATCCCACATACCTGCCACGGGGTATAACACCCACCCATTTGCCGTAGGAAGGACTCTGAGAGCTTATTGCCCAGAATGGAGGTTCTAGTACCGGATAGTGTAGAATAGGGTTCTGAGGAGGCGTATTTTGCATGATCCTAGGTGTTATCTCATGACCTTTACCAAGGTATACGAGGCTCAAGGGCCCCCGAAATTCGTATATGAGTACCTGAATTTCCGTAATCGGGACCATTTTGACTCGTTCTCTCATGACCTATTATCTGGAGAATATACCTTCGATGTAGAAGAATCGTGCTCTGGGATAGAGGATCTCAGATTCTTCAAAATCTATTAACAAATTCTAAAAAACCTTTAAAATTAGAGAATAATGCCAGATGATTCCTTAGAAATTGCCCAGAAACTTGAGACTTTAAGGAAGCTTAGAGTGGTAAAAGCTAGAGGTAATCTCATAGATTATGCTCTTTTAATGCTAGATTCTTACCATCCTGAGCCCTTCCATTACCTTATTGCAGACCGACTAGAGGCTGCAGAAAGAGGGGATATCCCCCGGCTCATGATCTTCATGCCTCCCCGGCATGGGAAGACTGAGCTCAGTTCTAGGCTGTTTCCGTCTTGGTTTTTGGGCAGAAATGCCCAAAAAGAGGTTATCGCGTCCACGTATTCTGCGGAATTGGCAGCATCTTTCGGAAAAGACGCCCGGAATTACGTCAAAAGTGCCGAATTTAAGGAGGTTTTCCCTCAAGCCTCCCTTTCTCAAGATGCATCTGCCAGAACAGACTGGGAGGTCTATCACCAGGTGAACAATAGGACCCGTCGTTCTAAGTATTTTGGGACTTCCGTTGGGGGATCTGCGACAGGAAAAGGGGCCCACGTTTTCATCATTGATGATCCTGTGAAAGACAGGGCTGAGGCCAACAGTAAGACTATCCGCGATAGAATTTGGGACTGGTATACCGCTGTAGCTTACACCCGTTTAGAGGAAAGAAGGTCGGCGGTAGTTTTGATTATGACAAGATGGCACGAAGATGACTTGGCAGGGAGGCTTCTTGCTAAGGAGATGGAGACTGCACTCGCCCCAGATTCAGATTCTGATCGGTTTAACGAGAATTGGGAGGTCTTGTCTCTCCCTGCTATCGCTGAGAAGGATGAGAAGTTTCAAATTTTCAACCCTGACTACCAAGAAAGACTTGGCTCAGAGTTCTTTTCACGCAAAAAAGGTGCGCCGCTCTACCCTCGTAAGTTTCCCCTAGACCGATATCTGTCGATAAGAGCTGTAGATGAACCAGACTTTGTTGCCTTGTACCAACAGCGCCCCTCTATTGAAGAAGGAGAAATCTTCAAAGAGCAGTGGTGGACGTATTACGGAGATTCTGATCTTCCTTCTAATGTTGTATTCTCTGTTCAGTCTTGGGATACTGGTTCGACTCGTAACGAGTCTTCCGACCCTTCGGTGGGGATCACTGCTGTATTTGATGGTCTGAATGTTTACCTGACAGATCTCACCCGGGGGAAGTTTACTTATCCGGATCTAAAACAGTTGATTTTGGATGAGTACAAGGAGCATCGTCCTCACAAGGTTGTAATTGAATATAAATCCTCTGGAATTGATCTGGTAGAAGACTTGAAACAGACTATTCTTCCAGTTGAACCGTTTCATGTTCGGGGGGATAGTAAGCTTGCAAGAGCCATGTCCGTCACTTCTCTTATTGAGGCGGGGCGAGTTAAGCTTCCTAGAAACGCTCCCTGGCTTACAGATTTTATTGACGAATTGAAAAAATTCCCTAATGCTAAACATGACGATCAAGTAGATTCCCTTTCCCAGCTCTTGAGATTTTTACTGAATTTAATGGCTGATGCAATGTTCGGGGAGGATATCGGAAACAAGAACTTTTTTCCTTCTTTCCGTCCTCCCTGTAACTGGCCTATTGTTCGGGCTGTGAATATCCCTGCGAATGGGGACCCCTTCTCAGTGCTCTGGCTGACTCGAGCACATTCGGAAAGTTCCATCGCTGGGTATAACTTTTTCCATAACACCCCTATTGTTTTCGCAGAGCTCTATGGGGTTGACCCAAGTCTCCATCCTTCCTTTAAAGGTGCCTCTTATTCTGTTGCGGAAGTGCAAAGTTTTATAAGAGAATTAGAAACTAACTTCAATATCTCCTCAGATTATGTATACTATTTACAAGAGTCAGAAGAATTTAACTCAATTTCTCAGTCAAATTTAACAGAAATGACTAAAACGGGAGATGTGGTAATCCCTGTTCCTCCCGATCATCGTTTGTCTGTGCCCTTTTTAAAGCAACAGCTTCGTGATGCGGCAAAGCCTCTTATAATTACGTCAAATTGTAAAAATCTCTGGAGGGTGCTACCCTTTGTAAAGCGAGATTTAACTGGAGCCGGAGTTTTTGCACGAAGTCAAGAGCTCTCCCTGGTAGACTGTTTACTAACGGGAGTCTCTCCTATGATGCGTGGAGAGTTTGTGATTGAGAAGACTACAAAACAAAAAATTTCGCAAGAGCAGCTTGACCAACTCCGATATGACAGTATCTTTGACTCAACGTCGTTTGAGGGAGTAACTCCATCCCATCTAAGGCCCTCAGATGGTTACGATGACTAAAAAATATGCCTGAAGACAAACCGAATAAGTCTTATGTTTTTTCTGAGAAGAGTCCATTAGAGGATCACTACCTTTCCCTCTATGATCAATTTGTTTCTGGGAATAGTTGGATGCACGAGGTATTTCAGCATGATGATGTTGATTTTTTAGCTCTTCCTCTTGGAGGAGTTGACTCGTCTAAGTCTAACTACCGGAAATGGGTTGGCAGTGTCTATGGCGTCAGTCCTTCCCACGATCCTAATCGGTGGAAAGACGATACTCATATTGGGGGGATGAAACTTCGTGCAAAGTGTGTTGCGATGGTGGCCCATCTTTATCAGAACTTAACAAAGGATGGTCGGGTTACTGGATCTTTAGCCCTTACTGAAGAGTCTGATGTCGAAGAGCAGCATAGAAAAGGTAAACTCCTTGTAAATGGGGAATCCCCTCCAGAGGAGATGGTACGGCAATTAGTTGATAAGGTTGAGCGAAGGCTTGAGAAGGCTGAAAAACAAGTACTCGACCATAAGCAAGAATCCCGTGCAGAGGAAACATATCACCAGTGTATTGAAGACCTGGCTAAATACGGGGTCTGTGCAATGGAGTTGGGAATCCGAGAAAATAAACGGGTTCGAAACTACGAAACAAATGTTATATCAGTCGAGGATGGGGGTCAGGAGTCTTTAGATCTTGTATCTAAGCCTTCGTTCAAGGACTCATTTATCGTTGGACAGGCGAGAGTCAGTCCATATAATGTTTTCTTAGACCCTCATGCTTCAGGTAATCCTCAGAATGGTCTTGGGAGTTTTGTTAAAGAGCGGGTTAACTCAACTCAAGTGGCGGAGTTTTTAGGCCGCAAAGGGAACTGGGACTTTGAACAAATCCGTTCTATCCTTGGGGCTGAGTCTTCGCTAACCTTAAATTCTCCCTCTGGGCCCCCGGCTTCGGATGAAGGGGCCTCCAGTCTCCAAGAATCCTCTATTTCTACAGATACTCAGCCTTTTATTCTTAAAAAATTCTGGGGGTCTATTACCTCAGATAATTTAGATGAATGGGCGAAGTCTGGGACCACTGAAATTCTGCGAGAACTCCAAGCGATGTTGGTTAAGGAACATTCTCAAAAAGACTATGATCGAGACTTCTCCTCTTTTGAGGTGAACCTGATTTTCCTAAATGACAAGTTAATCTACGCTTCCCCGAATTACATGGCAGACAGGAAACGTCCTCTTGCTTACAACAGGATGATTCCTGTTGAGGACACAAATTACGGGTTTGGGGTGATGGCTCTTGGGCGAGAAGCGGCCCGAGCTATGTCAAATTTGTGGAGTCGATCAAAGGATAACGCGACTATCGTAGGGTCTGCGATGTTTACCTACGACCCTGCGGTAGTAGACGAGCAAACTCTGATCTTTCGCCCGGGTGGGAAAGTTCGGTTTAAGCCTGGTAGCACTCTTGTTCGAGGGGCGGGTCCTCAGGGTGGGGCTTTAAGCCAACTTAAATTCGAATCAGTTAGCGCAGAGTTGATGGCACTATTCGATAAACTCGAGTTGTTGTTAGATGAACTTACTTTGATCCCGTCTAATTTAGTTGGAGTTACTCAACAGGCTCATCAAACTGCAACTGAAGTTACCCAGAATTTGAATAGTGCTCAGGTTATCTTGCTCGATATTCGAAGGTCTTTTGACCAAGAGATCATCTCGAGGGATTTATCCTGCACCTACCATTACCTTCAGAATGATCCGGCTACCGAGGATGAGGGCTTAGTGGATGCGAATATCACGGTTTATGGTGCCGAGACTTTCGCTCTTCAGCTCCTGAATAAGCAAATGGTTACAGAGCTTCTTCAGATGACTCCAGCTCTTTTAGAATTCAACCCAGATATCCGAAACTCCTTTAACTGGAAAAATATCCTTACAATGTCTATGGAGGGGATCGGGTTTGATAAAGACAAGATCTTAAACACCCCTGAGCTTTCCTCTCAGTTAGACATAATGAACCAGCAGTTGCAAGAGATGGGTCAGCAAATGGAGCAAATGCAGCAGCAAGGGGAGAGCACTCTGAAAGAGCTCGAACAAACTGAGAAAGAACTTGATTCTACGAAATTAAAAAATGCAGAGCTTCAGGCTAAAGTGCCTGTGGAGGCTCGGTTAAATCTTGAGCAAGTTGAAAATAAAAATCTCAATCAAGAGATGAAAAATCAAAGAGCCGTCCATGAGCAAGAACTCGACATCCTTCGAGCAGAGCTCAAGATGACTAAAGAAAAGGCAAAAAATGACAAATCTTCTGAGTCCAAGTCAAAAGCTCGATCTTCTTCTGGATCTAGCAAGGAATCTAAGTAGCGGGAATTA